GGAGCAACTACTTGAACGGCAGCATTATAACCGCTCGCGGTTAAAGACAATGCACAGTTAAAGGTTGCTGGGTATCGGAAATTTAAAGTTCCTTTATTTGTACCAGTACCAGTTTGAACTGCTCCTGATGTTAAGGCAATACCTCCGGCTGTATCAACTGAAGCTTCAAAATTGCAATCTTCAAAAAGATTACTAAATAGAATATCAGTTATTGCATTCAATCTAATGAATGTTGCTGTTGCGCTTGAAGAAGAAATTTTCCAAGTACAACCTCTAAACCTACAATCTTTCATTTCTGTTGCAACTGTTTTTACTAACATAACTGGTCTTGCAGCTGAAGTTAAAAGAGTGTCGTCTCCGAATTCACAATCAATAAATGTTCCAGAATCTTCTCCGATAGTAACTTCCTGAGCAGTTGTTCCGTTAAGGTTTGTTATTACTCCGTATATAAATGAACAATTTTTATATACATTTCCTTCTCCTGAAGTGATAAGGACGTTCAAAGCTGCGGCGTTTGTGGAGTTTTGAATCAATTTTACATTGGTAAAAGTGTTTCTAATTCCAGTTACGTTTAAGACATAACCTGTTGCGTCAGTCGCCGAAGAAGAAATCTTCGCACCCTGGTCGATAAGTCTGCTTCCTCCATCCATACCAATAACGTGTACTCTATTTTTTGACCAAGCAATACCAGCTGCTAAATTATGGCTTGAATTACCGGACAAAAGAATTACGTCATCAGCGTTTGATGTAGCGTCTGCATAAGCAGATTCTAATGTTGTATAAAACCTTGCTTCTCCGTCTGCGTCTGGGACAAATGCGTCTCTCAACATAGCTAACTTTTGAGGGTCATCGCTTGTTGAACAAACTACTAAAACTTTCCCGAAGATAGGTCCAACAGCTGATGCGATTTGATTCGCAAGCATTTGGCCATATCCAGAATTAATGTTGAAATTCATGATTTTTTAAGGTTATAACCCCACCTCCACCTCAGCGGGGTAGAGAGTCTACCCCGCCTAGATTATTCCCTTGTTTAGTTTATTATTTTTCCCTTTATAAGTTTCGGTTTCCCGATGACAACCTATACAGAGAGTTATAAGATTTGATAAAACAAATCTTAATTCTGGATAATGTGCCCAAGATTTTATATGATGGGCCTCAAATTGTACTCCCATTTTTCCGCATTTTTGGCAAGTATAATTATCTCTTTTAAAACATTCTTTTATAAGATATTTTATCTTAGCCGAATGTCTCAAACCATTATCCTTAAGAGCAATGCCACCCTGCCAATTCCAATGTTTTTCTCCTTTTTTAGATTCACTTATTCTAAGTTTAGTTTCATCGGAACGCTTTAGACCTAATCCGCCCTTGCGTATTTTTTCTTTCCATTCTTCGGAAAGTTTTCTACCGATTTGAGATTCACTTATCTTTCTTTTGGTATCATCCGTATGATGTTTTCCAAACCAATAAGCTTTTTCTCCCTTCATAGATTCACTTATTTTTCTTTTTTGTTCTTCAGAAATTTTCATAATTAGTTAGTTTAATTATTTGAGTTGGGTAGGGGAGAGAACTAACCTCTCCCCTATTTAACCGCTAAGCCCAATTTAATTATATACTAGTTTGTAGGCAAACTAAATATAATTCCTCTGCCGCTGACGACTCCAATATTATATGCCATCCTAACATTATAATACCAGATGTCTTTGTGGACATCTTGACCATTACCTTCTGTTGAAGGAATCATGTTCATTGGTTCCCATTCAACATAGTAAGCTTGCCATCCTCTTAGACCAGAACCAATAGCTGCCAAAGCCCAATAGTTTTTCTTTGTAGAATCTATTGCACCTGTAGCTGTTGTTGCCAATTGAGGCAAAATTACGTGTTTGTATTTGTCTTGGTTTACATTGATAACTCCAGCGTTGTTCTGTGTATTATCAGATGTTGATTTCAAGAACTGTTTTACTGCATTAACAACTGTTGGGTTGTTGCCTGTAATAATAGTATTGAAATCCATTACTCTCTTTTCACCAAAGTTAGACAAAATGTCTGTAGTGGTCAAAAGTTCAGCTGCTTCCAATGCTCCTTTTGAGAACAATGGGTCTCCTGAAACTCTGTTTGAATATGTAAGAGTTGAGAATTTTAATGTGTGAACTGCTGAAGCCAAGGCCAAACTATCTCCAACAGTGAGGTCAACTGTGTTTCCGTCCATATCTGTATAAGATGTGGAAGAAGCAAATGTTAATCTGTGTGTTAAATCAAGTTCAACTCTTTGTGGGCAGAAATATGGAAGTGATTGAATCACATTCATAACTTCTTGCTTTTTGTTATATCTCCTCATTTCCCACGTAATTTCTGATTCAATTCCAATTCTTTTTGCACGAATTGTAATTAAATATCCAATGCCAAATGATGCCTTTTTTGCATCTACTCCTTGGCCTTTGGCTTTTGCATAAGTTGTTGTGTCATATTCTTGCAAAAGTTTTAACTCTCCTTCTCCAACTCCTACAGAGTCTTTCAAGAAAAGTTGCATTGCGTTAGGTACAATCAAGCCACCGACTGATACAAAGTTACGATTTACCAAGTCTGTTAGCTCTGGGAATGTAACTGTGTTCAAAAATGTGCCTTGAGCCTGCGCGTCTATAACTGGTGTATTTGTGCTCATATTTTTTAGTTTAGAGTGTTAATAATAATTATGTAGAGCTTGGTCGAGCTTGGCTCATGCTCATTATTTTAAATAGACCTTGTCCATCTGCGGTTGTTCCACTGACGACAGTTGTTGCCTTTTTAAAACCAACACAAAGGAAGACTAATCCTTGAGCTGTAAATCCTTGACCTGCTGTTGAAGACCTTGTATTGCAATCAATATTAGTTGTTGCACCCATTTTGAAAAACTGTCCGACATCTGTTGCTGCAAATGGGGTTGCGGCTCCTGAGTTATATACATCTATTTCCCAAACTTGATCTAATGCTCCTTGGTCAACCAATACTGGGGTATTGCTTGCATAATCTGCATCTGTTGATGCGATTGGTTGCTGAATGACTCCAAATACTGATGGGTCGGTAGCGACTAATGGTTTAATAAAACCAGTGGCTGCGTCGAAAGTGACAAAAGAGTTTACAGAGAATGCGGTTGAGGCTTTCTTTGGAACTTGTATCAAGTTCGACACGCCAGAAATTCTTTTTGCTGCCATGTTTTTTATTTTAGTTAATTAATAATACTACACAAAAAAAACACACGTTAGTGTGTGCCCTCCTGGCATTTGCTACACCGGTGCCACTACCGGGATTGGAAGGTTGGGCTGAATTAACCTACGCGATGGCCCATACATCTTGCGAAAATTGTTACAAGTTAATTATCCTATTAAAAAAACAGGCTGTCAATAGCCTATTTTTTAATACTATGTTAATAACTTATTTCTTCAAAATCTCATCCAACTTCTTCATAGTCAAATCAGATGTTGAATCAAGTTCGAAAACTTTTGCTGTTGCTTTTTCTGTAGACATATCTATTGAAGAAGCAAGAAGATTATTAAATGCGCCAAAAGAAGTAAGAATATTCTCCATTATGTGGGCCACCTCAAGAGAGTTTATTTTCTCTTCAATAAACAATGCGCTCAACTTATCTTTTATTCCGGCAAACACAGTTGATACTTCGTCCGGCTTAAAACCAATTTTAATTTTGGCATCTGCTAAAATCCCAAGTATTTTTTTAGCAACATTATTATATTTCTCTATGTCTAATGGAATAGTGTCTGCCACCTGAACTGTTGCATTCACTCCAGACAATGCTCCAAGAATTAGTTGGGGGATATAAGACATATCTGTGACAATGTTTAAATCTTCTGTAAAAGATAACTCAAGAGTTGCTAAGGCGGTTGTTTTCACTCCGTCTTCCTCTAAAAGGTTTTTTGCCATGCCTTCTAAAATAGCTTGAGTTACTGGAAAACATTTTTCGTCACGTATTTCGTCCGCTGTTTTTTCTGTCATATTATTTTACTAATTCTTTATATTCTGCTTCAGACAATTGGCAAACCGAACCGTCTTCCAATCTTATAGTAATATATTCTTTTTCGTTTATTGTTGAAGTGCTTTCAGAGATTATTTTTTTTCCTTGGTAGGTTTTGACTTCTGGTATTTGAACCCCTGAAGAAATTGACTCATCTTGAGCATTAACATCTTCTAAATTTTCAGCGCCTTTTTCTTCTTCAGATAATTTTTCTCCGTTCTCCAAAGCCTCTTCGGATACCTCTGGTTGAATTTCTTCTTTAGGTTCTTCACCCAAAACTTTTTCTTTAATTTCTTCTGCTACTTCTTCTATTTTTTCTTTTATGCTCATGTTATTTTATTTAATTATTAATTACAAAAAGTTGCGTCTATCCAAAGTGGTTCTTCAACTCCAGGAATTTGCAACTTATATTTTATTTCACTATTTACAATGAAGCCATCTATTTTATCCCCAGTAGCCATAAGGCCATGCGCCGGGTCAAAAACTGTTACATCAATTTCTTCTCCTGTAGGGGTTTTTATCTCCTCTCTCTTTTGTTCAAGGATTTTGCAATGTACTTGATGACCGTTGTTGTATAAGTCTAATAATTTTATAGACTCTGCTTTTATTTTACCTTCTGCATTTCTTTCTTGACCCAAAAATACAACGTCTATCATATCAACTGTTTCAGGCCTTACTCCAGACCTGTCAACCGTTTGATATGCGCCCCTGCTTGTCCAACCGACAATATATCCTTGGTTATCAATATCTCCGGCTATTGGATATTTGCGCAAACGCACTGTTCGAAATTTTGGCTCAAAGTTTTTCTTCTCTCTAAGTTTAGGTTCTGTCCCGGCTTCTGCGGCCTTAGACATTATCTCTTCGATGCCGGCACTCTTAGCTTCTTGGTCTGCAAGTTTTTGCTCCATTTGAGCCATTTGCTCTTGCATTTGGAGCAAAGTCTTTGCAGAAACTGTAACCTTTTTATCTTCTTTTGTTTCTTCTGCCATAATTATTTTTTATTAATATTATTTTTTATCTCCTAAATTCAAACCCAATTCAGAAGCGATTGCTTTACCTTTAGGAGTATCAGCAAAAGTTTTATCTTCTTCTTTTTTTACTCCAGGAGCTTCTGGTGGCATGTAAGAGCCATTAGAAAATCCTGCAACACTGGCCAAGAGGTCTGGCTCAGATTGGTTAAGCGCGCCAAGAATCATATTAGTCTTCTGTTCAATTTGTTGAGGTGTTGTGGCTTCTATCCCAAAAACCTTCCACATATCCTTTACCTTAGTGACAAGTTTTTCATCAGTTCCAACTTTTGCCTTTATAGAACTATCAATTAACGCCTCAAGATTGTTTTTTTCTACTACTGCTCTATCATCTTGAGCCTTAGCCAGAGCCAGACCGTTTTCATATATCACACGTTCTGCCTCTGAAAGCTTGGCAACAGTTTCATCGTTTAATTTACGAAAAGTCGCGAACTGATTAGCCCTCTCACCTAAAGCTGTTTTAGCTTTTAAGAGTTCGTCTTCTTTCTCTTTTAATTTAGGATTAAATTCTGCTTCTTTAGCCTTAATAGCTTCAGAAACTTTTGTGTCTAGTTCCTCGGGCAAGTAGGCCGTGACCTCTGCACCCGATTCGTCATATAGTTTTGCCATAATTTATTTTTTATTTAATAATTTTTTAAAATATAAAAGTTATCGACCGCACTTTTATATTACATTTCCATAGTAATATTTTCGTCAAACTCTTCTGGCTTTTTTAACATATCTTCGTATAAGTTTGATAATCTTTTTATCTCTCGCCTGAAGAGTAAAATTGATGAAATCTGAGCACGACCATATTGGACTCTTTCTACAGTTATTGGTGCACGTTTTATAGTTTCGTTTCCAAAAGTATTACATATCCATGAGGTGACATATTCAAAACTAGGATCCCTATACATTTGATGCGCCCACATTTTCATATTCAACTGGCTACGTTTATCGAGTTTATCTTCCGGGCGTTCATACTCTTCACTAAAAACCCCATGATACATTTTAAGCACAGGTTCTAAAGGGTCAGTCTTATTTATTATCTCAGCCACACGCAAATTTACCTCGTGAACTTGTTCAGGGTAAATAAACGCTGCTATTTTTTTTCTAATTATCGACCACTTCATAATTTTTTATCTTAGCGAACAAAAGCTGAAGAATTTGGAGCCATTGGCTGCCCAGGTCCTTGCTGTCCTGGGAGTTGTCCAGGCATTGATTTTGGTTGCATGTTAGGTCCTCCGGGGACTGCTTGTCC